GCCGAGCTTGTTGTGCCGCGCCTGCGTCCCGTTCTCGAAGATGTAGGCGAGCTTCGACGTGTTCTTCACGACGGCGCCCGTCGCATAGTGCGAGGTCGTGAATGTCACCGCGACGTGATCGCGCAGATCGCCCGTGCGGACCGGATAGCCCGCTTGGATCTCCGCCACCACCGCGTTGGCGTTCGCTTCCACGATGCCCGAGGCCTCGTCGGTCAATTCCGCCGGCAGCGCGCGCAGCGCCGCCTTGAATTCCTCGAGGCCGTTCCACACGAAGCGATTGCCGCTCACTGGCGGATCTCCCCGTCGCCGGCGTCCGCGTTGGTCAAGGTCAGCGACACCGTGCCGTCGGCCTCCCGCGTGATCGCGGTCACCCGCACCAGGATGTCGCGCTCGTCCACTTGGATCGCCTCGACGAGCGCGGCGGACCACCGCATGACGTCGCCGACCTCGAGCACGTCGCCGGCCACTACGCCACCACCTCAACGCAGACGAGCTCGAGCGAGATGTTCCGTTCCTCGGGGTTGCCGATGCCGGTCACCGAGAAGCGCCGCCCGTTGTAGAGCAGCCGCGTCTTCGTCGTGATGTCCGATCGATAGCGCCCCTTCACGATGTAGCTCGCCGTCGACAGGACCGTTCCCGCCTGCACGCGCTCGAGGTCGCGGGCCGACGCGGGATCGATGCTGCAGGACCACGCCGGCGGGACGAGATCCACCCAGGAATTCGTGTATCCGCCGTCGCCATCCGGTACATTCGGCCCGGGGTTCTGCGGCGTCACGAGGTGGCGATAGGTGTCGGTCATGCGAGAACCGGATCCTTGTGCGGCCCGATCAGCCGATCGATCGCCGCCCAGACGTCCGCGTCGACGTCCATGGTGTCGCCGCGGTGCTCGTAGAGGTGCGTCAGGAGCAGGAGGATCGCCGCGTGCACGGACAGGGGCACCGTGAGCGCGGTCCAGGTCGGCGTGATCGCGCGCCACCAGGCCGTCGAGTTGCAGCGCTCCAGAATCAGCGCCTCCGCTTGATCGAGCTTCAGCTGGATCTCGACGTCGCCGGGGTCGAGCGCGGCCGTCGTGATCCGGAGCTGCGCTTTCGCCTGCGCGAGACTGACGAGGATGGCGGCCATTTAGGACCCTCCGACCCTGACGACAGGCAGCGTCCCGGGCGCGTCCTTGCCGTCCTTGCCATCACGGCCGCGTTTCACGATCAACGTCCACGCCGGCGCGCCGTCCCCGGGCTTCGATGCCGTCGCCGCCTTGCAATGCCACGTCGAGCCCGCCCACGTCACGACGTCGCCGACGTCGTAGGCCTTGCCCTCCTGGAACACGCCCTCGTATCGCAGGAATGGCAGCACGATCGGGAAGGACTTCTTCTCGAGGCCGCGCGCGAACGTCAGCGACAGCGTGCGATCGCCGTCGAAGTCAACCGCCAGATCCTCGAAGCCAAGCCCGTCCGCGCCATTCGTGCCGTTCACGCCGGCCGGGCCGGGGGCCTGCGCGCGCACCTCCACGACGGCGATGCGCTCACGTAAGGTTCCCAGCTCCTCCGCGGTCGCGCTTTTGGCCTCGACCGTCCCCACGCGATCGCGCAGATCGCCGAGCGTCTGCAGCCGTGCTTCGGCCGCGGCCAGGCGCTCGACCACGGGCGTCAGCGCGGTCTTGACGAGCAGGATGACTTCCGTCGCCAGGGCTTCGGCGTCAGGCAGCAAGGCCAGCCTCCATGGCTTTTCGTCGCAGGGCGATCGTGAAGTCCTTCGTCAGATCCGGGGCGGGAACGATCGGCGGCGGCGGCGGGACCGTCCCTGGCACCTCGCGCGCGGCCAATTGCTCGAGCGGCCACATCTGCTGCTGCATGTACGGCCCGCTGCCGCCCTTGACCTTGCCCTTGTCGAAGTACTTGAAGCGCGCTTCGTCCGGCGACAGCCCGCCGGAGCTGATCGCTTTTTGTGCGGCGTCGGCGCGGGTCGCGGTGTCCATGCGGAACAGATCGTCGAGATCGAATTCCGTTCCGTAGGTGTGTCCCTCGACCTTGCCGAGCTCCAGGCCTTCGTCGAGGAGGAGCTCGAGACACTCGATCGGCATCTGGAGGGCCTGGGCGTAGTACTGCTGGAGCAGCGGCTCGACGTTCGCGTACGGGGGCGGCGGCCCGACCGAAATCATGTACGGCTGCACGTGGAAGCAGCTGCACACCGTTTCCGCGGTCCACTTCAACTGTTCGATGAGCTGCGCGTCGACGGCGTTGACGCTCAGCGCTTCGTACGTGAGCCCGTCGCCGGCGACGGCGACGCGCCCGATGTTGTCGCCGCCGAAGTTCGTTTCCCAGAACGTCTTCAGACGGCTCGCGGTCTCGTCCGTGATCACCCCCGGCGCGGTCAGGATCCCGCCCGGCTTGGACATGTTCGCGAAGAACCGGCTCGAGTTGCGCTGAATCGACAGGCCCTGCGTCGCCGCAAGGCCGCACGCAAAGATCGGGGTCACGCCGATCAACGGATGAAACAGCGGACACATGACGTCGTGGATGATCTCGCGCGCCGGCACCGTCAACGTCTCCCGCGGGAGGCCGGAGAGATCGTCGCGGCGGAGCTCGTAGTACACGTCGCCGCCGGGACTCACCAGCGGCGTCACGCGGGACGGGTCGAGGATGTACAGCGCGCGCACGATCCCGCGGCCGTCGCGTTCCTTGAGGACGTAGGTGTTCCCGCGCGCGAGCTTGCTCACCATCCACTGCTCCACGAACTTGATCCGGGTTTGCCACCGGTTCGGTTTTCGGAGCACGGGGGAGAACGCGGCGACGTCGACGGGATTCCAGATGCCCTCGGCGTCCTGCTCGACCAGGCGGAGGCCGAGCTTCGCCATGTCGCCCGCGATGAGGGAAATGCAGGCATAGACCGCGCTGAACGCGAGCACGGTGTCGGGGTGGATTTCGACGTTCTGCTGCCAGGCGCCGGTGAACGATTCCCGGATGATCGGCCACCAACCGGCGCCGCTCCCTGAGAGGGGCTGCAGCAGCGGCAGCGATTTCGTCCGCGCGAGGGTGAAGGGGCCGATCTGCACGGGCCTACGGCTTCTTGGGCTTCGCTTTGCCGGCGCCGGGCTCGGGCGCGTCGACGCGCTCGGCTTTCCCTTGCACCACCACCGTCTCCGCGTATTGCTCGTCGATCTCGTACGTGTCGCCGACGTCGTAGGTCTTGCCGTCGTAGGTGTGGAGCTGCAGCGCCTTCACCGTGACGGTCTTCGGTTTCTCGTGCGTCATGCGCGGCCGTCCTTCCTCGGTTTCGTGCGCGTGGCGGCGTCGTCCTCGACGCGGACAAAGCCGCGCTTGATCAGTTCCTCGACAAACGCCGGCGGTTGATCCGGGGGCACCGTCCAGACTTCACCGTTGAACGGCGATCGGAGCTTCACAAGCGGGGCGGTAGGTGTGCTGGCCAATGTGTCCGATCTCCTGCGAGAGGTCGTGATCGATCAGAATCGCGTGCCCCGCCGCGCGCAGCGCGCGACAGAACGTGATGTCTTCGCCGACGTCTGCGCCGGTCTCCGTGTTCTCTCCGTGCCGGAACCACGGCCGCGGCAACTGCCGCACGACGTCGGTCCGCATCAGCATCACGGCCATGCCGACCGAGTCGACGGCTTCGAGGCCTGTTGACGCCGGCGTCGTCGCGATCCGCTTCCCGCTGCGTTGCGCGGTGCACAGGAGCCGCGGATCCTTCATCACGCAGTTCGCCGCGACGATCGGTCGGTCGTGTCGCGCCAACCGGACCGCCGTGTCCGGCGGGAACGCCATGTCGGTGTCCAGCCAGAGCAGGTGGGTCGCCTGTCGCTCGAGCGCTGCCTCGAGGACCCCTTCCCGTCCGACGTGCACGTAGGTCGCCTGGACGAATCGCAGCCAGACCGCGCCTGCGTCCCAGCGCACCGTGTATGCGTAGAGCTCGGCGAGGTCGACCGCGAAGGCGGCCGGCACGGTGTCGCGTGTCGGCCCCCCGATCACCAGGCGCATCGCCTACGTGCCGACGTACGCCGCCCCCGTGAGGTACGTCACGGCCGCCGCGCGCGCCAGCTTCCAGGTGATCCACCGCTCGGCGCGCAACCCGATCAGGTTGTTCTGCCAGAGGGACACGAGCACCGTCGTCGCCGTCGCGGGCGAATCGGGCGCCGAATCCATCTGCACCGACGCTTCGCGGCTGACATCGATCGAGACGCCGCCATCATCCGCAAAGAGCACCGAGGGCGCGTGCATCAGCACGATCCGCGTGCTCAGGCTGTTCGACACCACGACGGGGATCCCGAAAATGGACCCGCCCGTGATCGACATGCCCGGGAACAGCGGCTGCCCCAGCGCGTTGACCGACATGGCCAGGCCGAAGGCGTTGGAGTCGGACATCAGCCAGACGGACCCCGCCAGCGGGATGTTGGCCGCGGCGAACACGGCCACCCGGCCCGCCAGATCGAGCTTCGCCGCCGCGCTCGTCACGCCGGAGGCCGCCGCCGTCGCCGCGCCGTTCGTGATCGACGCGGGCGAGACGTTCGCCGCCACCGCCACCGCCGGATCCTGGAACTGCAGATCGAGGAACTGCGCCATCCCGGCGATCATTTCCTCGCGCACGAGGGCTTCGGCCGACGGCGTGGACAGCCGCGCGAGCTCTTCGGTGAGCACGATGATCCCGGCGGCCTTGCTGAAGGGCAGGGTCACCGTCGCGTAGGCCGCTTTCGTCACCGGCTTGGCGAGCCCCTGCCCGACCCAGCCGTACGTCCCGCCGGCCGTTTGACTCGGCACGGAAATATTGAACGGCACCTGCCGCATCCCGGGGATCGCCCCGATCAGGGTTCGCGGCCGGAGCAGCTCGAGGAACTCGTTCAGCGGCTGCGTCACGACGAGCGGCCCGGCCCAGGTGGCATCGGTCGTGGTGCCGGCGGCGACGGCCGCCTTCGTGTGCCACATGTGCTCGATCATCTGCTCGACTTCCGGCGTCGAGTCCTTCCACGACTTCGCGATCTGCAGCGTCTGGTACGAGTCGCCCTTCCCGCGCGCGAGGGCGATGCACATCCGGGTGAACGCCGTCCCTTTCGGCAGCGCCGACTTGACCTGGATCACCGGCACGGCGCCGCCGCGCAGCGCCGCGGCCCGCTCGGTCTCGCTGATGGGCTCGATCCGCGTGGCCGCCGAGAGGTTGCTCTTCTCGAGCTCGCGGAGGCGCCCCAGGTGCGCATCGACGGACTTGATCTCGAGATCGAGGCCGTCGTACTGCTCGCTCTGCGCCGCGTCGAGCGTCGAGCCGGTCTCGGCCGCCTTCGTCATGAGGGCGTCGCGGGCCGCGGCTTTGGCGGCGCGGGTGTTCTCGAATTGCGAGATTTGTTCAGTAACAGTCATGGCTTTCGCGGCCTTACCCGCGGTGACAACAGGCAAGCCCGTAACGCGGGGCGAATGGAGGCCGGACGCGGCCAGGTGTTCAGCGTCGAGCGACTTCACGGTGAGAATCGTCGCGTCCATGTTCGCGGGGACCGTCACGAGCGACAGTTCGCCGATGATGGTCTTCGACCAACGCAGCACGCCCTTGGCCAGCTGCGTCGGCGCCGCCATGGGCATCCACCCGATCGACGTGCCGCGGATCAGCGGTGGCGTCGACGTCAGGGAGTCCCAGGCTTCGTCGACGCGGTCCTTCGCCTTGCCGGGCGTGGTGATAATCGGCAGCGACGCCGTGAACGTGATCCCGGCGGCCGTCGGCGGATCGAATTCCACCGTGCCGATCGGTTGCTTCTGATCATGGTGCCAGAGCAGCGGCAGCGGATTCGTGAACGCGACGCCGAGCGGGTCAATGCTGTCGCCCTGGCGATCGGGGGTCGGCGTCGTGGCCACGCCGGTGATGCGGCGCGTCGCAGCGTCGATCGACTTGATCGCGAGGAGGGCGTACGCGTGATTCACGACTTACCCCACCAGGCTGTCGTCCTCGCCGAGATCCAGATCGTCGCCGGCGTCAATGCCATCGAGCACGGGCCACGAAGGCCAGTCTGGGGGTGGGCTAGAGTTTCGTGCGACGAAACACCGGATGGAGGTCCCGAAAGTCCGCGACGTATTCGTTCACCGCCTCGCGAATGACCCCGGTGACGTCCGTCTGGTTCTCGGTCGCGACCAGGCGGAGATCCCGGCGTTGCGCCGGCGTCACCCGGAGCCCGACCCAGAGCGTCGCGGCGGTCTCGTTGAGCAAGGGCCGGCCGACGGACTTCTTCACGCGAACGGGC